GCGCAATACCCCTACGAGTTGTAGGGGTATTGTGGTAAGCATACAACACGTGTTTCACGTGAAACAAAAACCGGTGTTTCACGTGAAACAAATAAATACCCCTATTCGCCATAGGGGTATTTATTATCTTTTGGGATTAATTTTATAATATACAATTATTGAAATAAATATAATATTTGCGGCATAATTAAATATTAATGGCAAATGCATTTTAGGGATAATATAAACAATAGTAAATAATTCACCCACACCCCACATAATCAAAAAACCCCAAGTTAACCCGTCCGAGTTTTTTGTTTTGTAGGATTCTATTGCCTGTGGTAAACCACAAAATGCCAATAATATGCTACCAGCCCATCCGATAAATTCCATCATATAATAATCCCAAATTAATCAGGGATATAATCCCCGATTATTATTAATATTTATTTTGAAGTAAACCAATTTTTAGTTTGAAAATCACGCCAGTTATAAGGCTTTATATTATCTTTCCAATTACGCTTTTTAATAATTGCTTGCAAAATTGGTAACTCAAAATCTCTAGCATCTTCCAGTGCAGTGTGTGGTTCTTTTATAAATTGTCCTTTAATAAAGCCACAAACAATTTCGGCATTAGTTTGAAATGTCATATTGCCTTGTGCTGTAGTTTTATTAAAAGCGTGATTTTCCAAAACAAAATTACGATAGTCTTTTTTATTGCAGATATTACCGACAGCAGCTTCCCACAAACAAAATTCAGAATTAAGGCATTTTGATTTGTCAAAAGCGATATTATACGCAGTCAATACAGGATTATATTTCCCGATTGCTTGATTAATCCATTTATTGATTGCATTTACTGATGCAACCATGCGAGTGCCAGAATCGAGCATTTTAATATAAGCAGCTTTTCGCTTTTCTAAACCTGAATAGCCCCAAATATCGGTCGCAGCTTTATCGTGAAATAAATCAAAATTACCATAATGTCCGGCAACCAATACAGCGCAAGAATTATAAATTTTGCCAGAACGATCAACGATAATAATGGCAAAATCGGCAACAGTATCCTGCATAGTGGTTTCTGTATCGAGTATTGCAAAAAACTGTTTCTTAGCCATTATTTTATTTCCTGATTATTTGATTTATTAATTATACACGAAATTCTATAAAAGTACAATTAAAAGAAATTGTTGTAAATTCCCAACAGGTTAGCCATAAAAAACGTACCATTCAAAACAGCCAAAGCCTTGTCACGTTTTTTGTAAGCAACAAACAACCACGATAGGGAACCTAGCGTGAACAGTACATAACCAATTTCAAAAAATTTGCAAGCAACAGCAAACGAACCCAAAATTGATACAACAGTACCAAACCAAGATAAGAGATTAAGCATTTTTTGAAATTTCCATTGTGTGATAAGGTTCAGCGTCTAAGCCATATTGTAACATAATATTTTGCCAGTTTACGCCATGTCCACATTTTAATTCACTTTCACCAAACAAATTATAATCGGCTTGGTGAATTATCTCATGTGGCAAAATAACATCCAACATATAAGCGGAATATTTTGGGTTAGCTTTAAAAAATTTATATGCTAACTGAACACGATTTTCTAATTGATAACATTGTCCCGCAGTACGCCACAAATAAGGGTTTAATTCTATTTTCGGCTCGTTATAGTGAACCAGTGGGCTATACATATCACAAAGCGAATCCCAAATTACAAGGGTTTCGCTTTGAATAAGTTTTAAAAGAGTTTTCTTGTCCATAGAATAATTATACACCTATTTCAGCAAAAAACACAATTATTTTATTTATTTTTGTTGTGTGTGAAAATACAACATAGGGTTTATCCCTATTGACACGGGCAAAATTCCGTGTTATAATTTTGGCGCCTATACCCATGCTGCGAGTAGGGTTATTCGTCGCAATGCTGTGGCAAAAATACAACATAAGGGAAAACACCTAGCAAATAGTTCTTGACACGGGCTAAAATTATATGGTATAATTTTGGCGCCAATACCCCTACGGGTTGTAGGGGTATTGTGGTAAGCATACAACATATAAATCCCCTAATGTTTCACGTGAAACAGTAAGGGATTATTTATTTTAATGTCCCTGTTTGCTTGGAACGTAAACACCACGAATATTAAACCTATCGCAAACAGCTTTTAGATAGTCTACGTTATCCTCATAGAATGTAAATTCCGCATCCTTAAACATATTAAAAGGGGCAACATTAAAAAGTTTAGCTAAACCCGCACATTTTAGCGTACCGCCCGAAGTCGTATCACCGTCAACACGTGAGATAATATAATCAGGATCACCTAATACCTCAGTGATAAATTTATTATCTGCATCGCGTAATACTCTAGCAGTCGCAATAATCACAAAACACGATTCGTCTAACAAGTCAGCTTTATAGTTTTCTGCTAATGGCAAGAGGGAATCTTCCATTGCACGATACTCATTTTCCCTCCAGTAACCTAGATCAATACGCTCGCCAGAATCACCCACGATTGTACGATAACGATGCAATGAGCAAACAATCGTACCATCCATGTCGTAAATCGAAACCCGTTTGATCTTAGTCATTTTTATTTCCTTGTTTAGTTGATGTATTAATTATACACGAATTTCACAATAAAACATAATTATTTTATTTATTTTTTATTTATTTTTTGTTGTGGTAAAAAAGCCTCATAAGGGTAAGTACCTATTGACACGGGCCAAAATTATATGGTATAATTTTGGCGCCTATAACCATGCTGCGAGTAGGGGTATTCGCCGCAAGAATCGTGCCAGAGTAACCCTGGCACGAGTAGGGTTATTACCCACGCATACGCATAGCGCCAACAGTACCCGCAACAAGGGCAATCGCTATCACCACCATGGGGGCGAGTACGTCCGTAGTGGTTTCCAATGTGCCAACAGCACCGAACATAGCCAAGATAGAGCCACCGACCAAGATCATATTCAATTTCATTTTGCTTTCCTTTAAAATTAAATTATAACATAAATAAGGGCTTGCGCCCTTATTTATTTAGATAGGCTTGCTATTAGCTAATGCAGCAAATATCTTAGCCAAAGCCGTTTTGTTAGCCTTAGTCAGAGATTCCGTCTCTGCTTCGGTCAAACCTAACACAGCCGCAATAGCGTCAGCGTGTTGGTCTTTCTTGACAACAGGCTCACCTGTTTTGGTAGCATACGTCTTTGCAACATAAACCTTTTCACGGGACAATTTTGCAACGACAGAGCGAACAGACTTGCCAAGTGACTCGGCAATGGATTCCACAGTCGTACCCGCTTGATAATCAGAAACCATTTTCAAGGTTTGCTCGGGAGTGTAGTTCAGCGTTTTGGTAGTCATTTTAGATTTCCTTTAGCGTTATGTTTTAAACAGAGTTTATTATAACAGATTTTAAAGGTTTGCAAAGATTTATTTTTGTGTGATCTTTGCTTGTTTTCTTTTGTTGTCTGCTAAGTGTATATTATAACAGAGTTTACGAAAAAAACTCAAGTGTGTAAAAATACAACATAAAAAATATATTTATAAAAATATTGCTATGCTACAGAAATTATGCTATAATACAGGGAGGGGGGTTAGATGACCTTTATTTTGCTGATTGCCTGGGGGCCCACCCACACGCGGTATTTTTAAAAAAATCTTCAAAAACCTTTGGGTGCCTGACCACAACACAAACCAACCCCCGACAAAAATTTCTACTTGCGGTCAGTACCCTAACATGATATAATTAACCCAAAAGGATACTACTTATGAACCAGCACTTACCCGCAGAAGTCATCACGATTGCTCCAGAGGCACTAGAAGTGGCTAACTGTTACCTACAACTCACCGATCCACGAAAGGTTGCGGACGAGCTTGACTTACCTATTGAAGTGGTCACCGAGATCCTAAAGCGCCGCGAAGTCAAGTCGTATGTAGATGCAGTATTCATGGACGTTGGATACAACAACCGATTTTTAATGCGCAGAGCCATGGACGCACTAATCAAGCAAAAGTTCAGTGAACTCGAAGAAGCACAAGCCGGCTCCACCAAAGATATTAGTGAATTACTAGCGCTATCGCATAAAATGTCAATGGATCTACTAGATCGTGAAATACAACTAGAGAAATTACGCGTGGGTAATACTCCCAGCAAGCAAGTCAACGTACAAATCAACGAAGGTCTAGACGGGTCTAAGTATTCATCCCTAATCAATCGTTTAATTACCGGAGATGATGTTTAATGTTGACTATTAGCCGACCCAACGTCGATTGTGATAACATTACTGAATTTCCTGCAAGCACACGATTTATTAAACTACCGATTGAGAATTATTTAAAGTTACTAAACATCTACGAGACCATCAACAGACCCCAAATCGCACTAATCAATGCCGTTAACGATCCACACTACAGATTTGTGTGTGCTGCACTCGCCCGTCGCCTTGGCAAAACATACATAGCTAACGTAGTAGGTCAACTAGTGTCGTTGGTCCCCGGGTCTAATGTGTTGATTATGTCACCCAACTACAATTTATCAGGAATCTCGTTTGAGCTACAACGCCGTTTAATTAAACACTTTGATCTCGAAGTCTCACGTGATAATCTCAAAGACAAGATCATTGAACTATCCAATAACTCCACGATTCGCATGGGTTCACTATCCACAGTAGATTCGTGCGTGGGTCGCAGCTATGACTTAATTATATTCGACGAAGCTGCACTAGGTTCGGATGGTGAGAGTGCATTCAACGTTGCACTTCGTCCTACTCTGGATAAGCCGACTGCTAAGGCAATTTTTATCTCCACACCACGTGGTCGCAACAACTGGTTTAGTGAATTTTGGAATCGTGGCTTTGATAGCAACTTTCCAGAATGGATCAGCATACAAGCTGACTACACAGAAAACCCACGAATGTCGGAGTCGGATGTGTCGGAAGCTAGACGAAGCATGAGTCGAGCAGAATTTGAGCAAGAATACTTAGCATCATTTACAGTGTTTGAAGGTCAGATTTATAGTCTGGAAGCTACGGACGTTGTAGAGCCGCCCACAAATATACGAGGTGAGTTTATTGCGGGCTGTGACCCAGGCTACCGAGACTATACCGCGTTTGTGGTCATTGCGTATGAGTTTGAGTCGGATTGTTTCTGGATTGTGGATGAGTATCTTAAGTCAGAAGCAACCACAGCAGATCATGCTAAAGCATTTGCGGAATTATGTGTGAAGTGGGGAGTTGAAACCATATTTATTGACTCGGCAGCTGCACAGTTTGCGTCGGATTTAGCATACATCTACGATTTAGCGTCTACTAAAGCTAAAAAAGACGTATTACCAGGCATTGCGTATGTACAGACATTAGTAGCGCAAAACCGACTCAAAGTCTCACCACACTGTGTACATAGTCTAGCTGTGTTTGACCAGTATCGCTGGGATACCAAAGAAGGGCTTCAAAAAGAACGTCCAAAGCACGACGACTATTCTCACATGGCAGATGCCATCAGATATGCGCTTTATACTTATACACTATAATAGTACTTTAACTCGTTAAACCCCCTAATAAAATTTATACCTTGACTTTTGTTTGCCCGTGGTATATAATACTAGTATATTCAAAAAAGCTGTGGCTTAAAAATGGCTAAAAACACAAATAATCGTATTCCAGTAAAGTGGGTACGTGACAAGGCTAAAGCAGCCTATGAAAAAAAGTCCGAGTGCTTTATTTGTACTCGGACTCAAGATCTAGAACTTCACCACCTACACTCAGTAACAATACTCTTAGAAAACTGGGCTACGCAAAAGGGCTACGATATATCTACTGATGAAGGTATTTTAGCGGTAAGAGACGAGTTTATACAAGAGCACTATACAGAGTTATATGAGCAGGTTTACACCCTATGTAATCAGCATCATGTAGCGCTTCATGGCGTTTACGGTAAAGCTCCTAAACCTGGTAGCGAAGCTAAGCAGGCCCGTTGGATCGGGATACAACGCGAAAAATATTTAAATGGTGGTACAACTATTCCCAAGCAAAGCTTTGGCTCATTTTTCTCAGAATTCACATAGGGAATAACATGAGTTGGCTTAATCCAAATAACTGGTTTCGTACTAAACTAAACCCAGCACAAAACAGAATTGCAGAAGGCGAAGGTACTCTTGTAGGTACTACCGCTAAACTTAGTTATACTCAGGCATTTAAAAAGCTTGAGTCAGTCAACAGGCCCGTTAACATGTTGGTTAATGCTTGCGCCTCACTAGACTATGACATCAAAGACAAAATACACGAAGGCGTAATCTCGGGAATTCGTCAAAAGACGCTTAATACACTCTTAAACTTCAGACCTAATCCTTATCAGAGTGCACAAGATTTTCGTAGTGCTGTATTCACAGACTTCGTACTTGAGGGTAATGCATTTATACACTTTGATGGTGTGTTTATGTATCACTTACCCGCAGAATCAGTAGAAATCCTAACAGATACAAAAACTTTTATCAGCGGCTATCGTTATAATGGTGCTGTTGATTTCAAAGAATCCGAAGTACTATACTTCCGAGATATTAGTTCAGAATCAATTTATCGTGGAGCTAGCAGACTACAGAGTGCAGAACGTTCAGTGAACGTCTTGTACTCCATGCAGCAGTTCCAAGAACAGTTTTTTGATAACGGTGCTATTTTTGGCATGGTCTTAACCACCGAAAACACACTATCGCAAGTTGCCAAAGAAAAAACAATTGCTTACTGGTTACAAAGATACAGCTCAAAAGCCGGTGGTAAGCGTCCAGTTATTTTAGATAGTGGACTAAAGCCGCAGCAGCTAGCGCAAACCAGTTTCAAAGACATGGATTTTGATCAAAGCATTAAAACACATGATCAAAAAATTATGAGAGCTATTGGCATACCACCAATCTTACTAGAAGGTGGCAACAATGCTAATATTAGCCCTAACTTACGTTTATTTTACCTAGAAACCGTACTTCCCGTTAACAGAAAGTTTATTAGTGCTGTAGAGCGCTACTTTGGTTACGACATAGAAGCCGTTACAAGTTCTGTAAGCGCACTACAACCAGAACTCAAGGACGTAGCTGCTTACCACTCAACTTTAGTAAATGCAGGTATTATTAGTGCCAACGAAGCAAGAACAGAACTACGTTACAACGCAATAACTGGTAACGACGATTTACGAATTCCTGCAAATATTGCAGGATCGGCCGCAAATCCTAGTACAGGGGGAAGACCCGCCGCCGACTAGGCAAATAACACAAAAAGGGGTATTATGGTAGACAAAAATAAAGTGCTGTTTTTAAACAGTTCTTTTACAAAAAGCGAACCTCTACCAACTGCTAGTGGAAAGATTGATAGTGTAACTATTGAAGGTTACGCTTCAACCAATGACGTTGACAGACACGGCGATATTGTTCCAGCCAATGTGTGGGAAGCCGGTATTAACAATTACTTGAAAAATCCAGTAATTCTTGCGTACCACGACCACAATGAACCGGTTGGAAGAATGACAGAACACCGTGTTGACGACAAAGGCTTGTATATAAAAGCAAGAATTTCTGCAGCAGCTGAGGATGTTTTTAATCTTGTAAAAGACGGTGTGCTAACCGCCTTTAGCATTGGATTTCGTATCGTTGATGCGGAATATAATTCAGCCTTAGAGCTGTTTGTTGTAAAAGAACTGGAACTACACGAAATATCAGTTGTGTCTGTGCCAGCAAATCAAAATACACTATTTAGTCTTTCTAAGGCGTTTGATACGGCCGAAGAATTTAAATCTTTTAAAATGCAGTTTGCAAGCACAAGCAACTCAGCTAATGGGCTAGAAGCCTACAGCGAAGCAAACAGCGAAACCACTAAGGAATGGAAAATGGATCCAAAAGAACTACAAAAGATGGTAGCTGATGCAGCTACTGCCGCAGCTCAAGAAGCTACAAAATCTCTTTTAGCTGCTCAAGAAAAAGCTGCTCAAGAAAAAGCCACTGCTGACAAAGCAGAAGCAGAACTACAGGACCGTATCAAAGCTGCTGTTGCTTTAGCAACACCAACTACTACTGGTGCTGAAGCCCTTATGGCTGAAATCGAGAAGCGTTTCGCTACTCAAGCCGACGAAACTAAATCTGTTGTTGCTGGTCTAGAAAGCGCTCTAAAAGAGAAAGCTGCTGAACTAGAAGCAATCACAAAGTCCCGTATGCAATTTGCCGACAACAAGTCCGGCGAAATGTCTTACAAAGACAAAGAAAAGGCTGTTATCCTAGCTAAAATGACTGGCAAGGGCCTAGAAGGTTCTAAGTTTGGTCGCGACATGGTACAAAAGTACGGTGCACACGTTCCAAGCGCAACTTGGGAACTAGAAGTTTCACTAAACATGGAAAATGAAGTACGCCAGCGTTTAGTTGTTGCTCCTAACCTACGTGGTATTGCAATGCAAACTAACGTAATGACTATTCCAGTAAACCCAGAAGCTGGTGTTGCTACTTGGATGGCTAATACAGCGTTTGGTACAACTGCTTCTGCAGGTAGCAATGCAACACACGCGCTAAAAGAAATTACTCTTAATGCGTACAAAGTTGCTACAAACGAATACGTTGCCTACGAAGAAGAAGAAGACGCGTTACTAGCAATTATGCCTGTTATCCGTGATGCCATGATCCGTCGTGTTGCTCGCGCTGTTGACCGTGCTATGCTACGTGGTGCAGGTTCCGGTTCAGATCCAGTTAAAGGTTTAGCCGCGTATGACGCAGTTAGCGCCGTAACTCTAGACATCTCCGATGCAGCTAAAATGACTGTTGCTAAGCTACAGCTTCTACGTCGTGATCTAGGTGCATGGGGTCTTGACCCAAGCGAACTAGTTTACATCGTAAGCACAGAAAACTACTACGACCTACTAGAAGACACAAACTTCTTAACAGTTGATAAAGTCGGCACACAAGCTACTTTACTAACAGGTCAGATTGGTGCTATTGGTAACACACCAGTTCTAGTCTCTGCTGAATTTGCTGACAAAGCTGCTGACTCAGTTGGAGCTATCTGCTTGAATCCAGGTAACTTCTTAGTTGGTAATCAGCGTGGTCTACGCATTGACACACAAGACTTAGTGGAAACACAACGTCGTGTTATGGTAGCTAGCCTACGTACTGGTATGACACAAGTTACAACTAACCTAGGTGCTGGTGTTTCAGCTCTACGTTACGTAGCTTAAGTAATTTGACAAGGAACATTAGTTCCTTGTCTTTTAAAGGGATTCACCGAGTCTCTTTAAAAGACAAGAAAGGATAATCATGGCACTAAATCTTACAACAAGAAAAGATTATAAAATCTATGCCGGTATTAAAAGTACTAATGAAGATGCCATAATTGATTTTATCATTCCAAAAGTATCTGAGTTAGTAAAAACATACTGTCGTAGAACATTTGTAGATTACTGGGACGTACCAAAAACAGAAATGTTTAAAGGTGCTGCAACCAAGTTTATTTTAGCAGAAACGCCTGTCGTTAACGTTAAAAGTGTTCAAAGAAGCCTAGACTACGGCCAAACATGGACAGATTTAATTCGATATACAGACTGGGTACTAGACGGAGACATAATAGTCCCGTTAGATACCCGAGGCTATTTTCCAGAACTGATTAACGGCTATAAAGTCGAGTACACAGCAGGCTACGACGATGTACCTGCAGACTTAGAAATAGCAGTACTAGACTTAGTAACTTACTACCGCAGAAACGATGGAGCAATTCATAGCTCAAAAGCTGTTGGTAGTAATAATGTACAAATTGAATATATATCAACAACTAGTTTACCCGCACATATTCGCAGGGTACTAGATCAGTATATAGCGGACTACACCTAATGGCTACGCGAGTAACTTTAGACGATATAATTGCAGAGACAGAACCCGAAATACTAGCTTTACTACAAAAGGATTTTCGTAAAGAGCTAGATACTCGTATAACTATTTTAGACTTATCATACGAAGCTTTAAAAGTAAACGTATATAGAAATACCCAATTACATACAGAAGCATACAATAATGCCTACCGCATACTTATTAATGCAGTAGGTAAGATAAGTAAAAGAAAATACAGTTCGCTTGAACAGATGCCTGTTGGTTACTTTACCAAGAAAAATGCAGGCTACGTATATATTGACGGCGGGGACAGTAATAGATTTATAGTTGCAAATAGCTTTGGAGCTATCGATACGTTTGTTCGAGATGTTTCTCGTGATAAAGAGGTAGCTAAAACTAGTTTTGGTATTTCTAATATATTACGTACTAAAAGAGACAGTAAGAACAGAGTAATACCTGGTGAATACACAAAAGAACAGCGTCGAAAAGTCGACATTGGGCATATTGCATCAGAAGGTAGTGAAAATCTTACTTCACCTCTTGAAGAAAAAATTCAAGCGGTATTAAGACTAGGTAGAGAAACTGGTAATTCAAACGTAGTAAGCGCAGCAGAAGCCGCCCTACAAGATCTTTACTCTATTCAAGCAAGCACCAGTTATTCATTTAAAAACACTACTCCACAAGCAATTGCTAGTGCAAAAAATATTCTTGGAGAAGGTTATGTTGTTGTAACACTACATCGCCAGAAACTAAATAATAAGTTTTCTACGCAAGAAGCCGCAGTATTTTTTAGATTAAAGCAAGCGATTGCTAAAGCAGTAGCAAGTAAGCCATACGAAAGGCTAGTGGGCTCCAATACTATTGTACAGGATATACTACAATCTTTACTACATACTTTAGACCCTAAAACTAAAAAGCGCCCCAAAGCGCATGCTGCCAAATCTCCAAAAACAACTAAAAAACAAACTGTTTTAAATGGTCCAAAAGTAACCGGTGTTGCTAAGCAAACAAAGCTAACTGATGTAAAGCCATTGGCCAGAGAAGAATTCGTATCATTAACAGACTTGCAAATGTTATTAAACGCAAGATTGACGGAGACAATAAAGCAAAACATGGGCAGCGGTAGTCGTCGCGATGTACTTAACCTACGTAGTGGCAGACTAGCAGAGTCAGTAAGTGTTCAGCGATTGAGTAACTCTCGCACAGGAATGATAACAGCTTTTTATACGTACATGAAAAATCCGTATGCCACGTTTAGTGAAGGCGGTAGACAAAGCTCACCAAAAACACGAGACCCTAAACTGCTGATTGCAAAATCAATACGTGAAATTGCAGCAACTCAGGTTGATAATAGAATGAGGTCTATATTAGTATGAGCAGTAAAAGAACTTCCATAGTAAGTGCTATTAGTCAAAAACTTAAGTTAATTAATGGCACTGGCGTATACAAAACCAACTTATTCCAGAATTCATACGCCAAATTAAAATTCTGGGACGAAGTAAATGATTTTCCTTGTGTTTATGTAACACCTGGCTCGGAAATAAGAGAGTACCTACCCTCAAACTTTATCTGGGGAATTCTAGGAGTGTGTATAAAAGTCTACTGTAAAGGCGATGACGCACAACAGAAACTAGAGTTACTACTAGGTGACATAGAAACAGTACTTGATAATAACAGAGTATTAGTCTATGATAAAGTTAATAACTACGAGACCACAGAAATTCTAATACAATCAATCACTACTGACGAAGGATTATTAGATCCTTACGCCATAGGTGAAATAAATTTGCAAGTTCGTTACGAGCTTGTATAACTCTATAACCAAAACCCGAATGCAGATAATAGTCTTGCCAGTGGTCTATGGTTGTTAAAAAATAAAAGGATATGCCATGGCAGTTAATTTAATTCGTAATAGTAAGGTATACTTTACTACTAGTTTAAACGCAGATGGTTCTGTTAACTTTGCTGGCTGTACAGCGCTCAATACTCAAGAACTACAAGTTCTTGACGGCATGAGTTTTTCGCAGAGTACTACCACAGAAACAATTACACTAAATGAAGCAGGTGCTGCACCTAGTCGCGGTCAGCGTAGTTTTAATACTGCACTAGCACCAGTAGAGTTCTCATTTGCAACTTATATTCGTCCATTCTATAATGAAACAGGTGCCACAGACGGCCTAACTGCTGATGAAAGTGTGTTGTGGAATGCATTTATGGGTGTTAACCCAATCGGTTCTGGTGCTTGGACAGTAACAACAAGTGCTACTGCTCCAACAGCAGTTGCTACTTACTCAAAAGCAAACTCAAACGTACATCAACTACAAAAATTCGCACTAATCATTAACGTCGACGGTATCCAGTATATCATTCAAGACTGCGTATTAGATACAGCAACTATTGATTTTGGACTAGATGCAATTGCTTCAATTCAGTGGACGGGTAATGGTCTTAGATTAGTTCAAGATAGCTCCGCAACAGCTATTGCTGCATTTAAAGCAAAAAATACTGCTGCAAAATTTATTGCTAATAAACTAAGCGTTGTTACTTTATTTGCTGGCATTAATGCTACCACAGGTACTCAGTACACGGTTCCCCTAACTGGTGGTCAGATTGTCTTT